GTCAAAATACATGACACCACCATCAGGGTGCTTGTCTAAGAAGTTCTTGACGATTGCGAGGGAGAAATAAGTCTTTCCTGTTGAGGTTTCTCCAGCAATGGCTGTAATCTTATTGCCACTAACCCCACCGAAGACACTGCCACTAACAAGAGCGTTGAGTATGTAAGAACCCGTGTCAATCGTTCTCTCCGTATCGTCGATTTTGTTCGCAACCGTGGCGTAATCATCACCAATCTCCTTAATAACGTCTTTTAGAAAATCCATTAGTCCTTGTTTGGATAGTAAACTTGTACAAATGACTCGCACTTAGGACATGTGAAATTAGAGACGATAGAATACTCGTCCTCACATCCATAGTCTTCGCCACTAAAATCAGAACCCCAGATAAGTTGAGTTCCACAGTGCCAACAATTCATATGCCAAGAAGTTTACGTTGTCTTTCAAAGTATCCGTGGAGAATCCATGAACTACTGTTCATTTTATCTGTACCACCGACACCCCATACAAACTTAACTCTATCATTGTTTTCGTATTTGTCAAGTTCGGGAGTGTTCCCCTGTGCTCTGTCTCCACCATTACAGAAGATAACTTCTTGAGATATCTCAAGACACTTTGCTATCGCACCGCATGCAGAATCGTCAGCATCATCCCATGATACCACAGCGTCAACCATATTGAGATGTCTTATTATATTTGCTCGCTCAGTCCAACTCTGAAAGTATTGTCCTTTCTTTCTAGTCAACCATGGATCACCATTCAATCCTACCACTAGGTAGTTTGATAGATCTTTTGCTCGTTCAAAATAACTTATGTGACCACTGTGGATGGGATCAAACCCACCCGTGACCAAACTCACTTTTTCAAAAAACATTATACCTTAGGATATAATCTATCTATCTTCTCTTGTTGGATACGTTTTTTATTTCTTCTTGCTTCTATTGCTTCATCGTACCATGTAACTGGCCAACGACTCAAGTGCAACGCACAATCAAACTTAGGATGCTTTTTCAGATCAAACACATCAATCAATGATGGAAGTCTACCCTTGCCTGTTGCTCCATAAAGTTTCATGCTACGATACCGTGTTTTTCTCTTAGAATTTTTTTATATGGTAACCCTTGATCAATATACTCTTTGACTAACTTCAACTTGTCCTTCAAAGGACCTGGTGGTGTGTGTCTGAGAATTACTTCAAACTCTCTGTCGTCAATTGGTAAGTCCATGCGTAAAATTTTAGTATAGCATCAAACAAAGAAACTTTCAAGTGTTGCTTGTCTTTCAACTGACCAACCTATAGCATCTAAGACTGCCTTTAGTGGTTCAACAAATGATTTGTCAAACATCAAAGTGTAATCGATGTATTGATTGAGTCCCAATTCAGATGGTAACTCACCCTGAAAAGAGATTACATTCTCTCTTATAGGATTGGGTTTTGATAGGTAACAAAATTTTATTTTATCACCATTGTTTATGTAACTATATTTAGATTCCAACACATGCTTCTTGATGTAGTGATTATGCAGTAAAGCACCTCTCACATGGATAGGAGTACCCTTAGAATAGATGGAAAATTTACTTTCCCATTTGTCAACATTGTTGCAGGACCTAGGGAAGGCAATGAGACTGGGATCTAACTTCTTGAAATCACTACGCATCTTAGCAATGTAATCTATGACATCATCCTCAGTCTGACTCATGATAATTTTTAATGCTTTCTTTATCATTTCTCTGCATGGAGCAGGTGTAGATGACTTGACTGCTTCAATACCCATGATCTTCAACTTAGGTTCAGCAAACCTCACACCTTCTATATCCCATGCATTTAGAATGTATCTTTTCTTTGCTGTCCATATACCACGCTCGGCAATAGTCTCACGCTTCATGAACATTTTCTGCTCGTAAGCGTTTACGTAGTTCGCCAACGCTTCATAAGAACCCGAAATATACTTTTCAAATTCCACGTCACAGATCTTATCAAGGAACGAGACAATGCCCTCAGTAGTCTTTTCTCTCCCCTTGTATACAGTTTCGACCAGAGGACCCATGTGAAGATAAATGGAATCGGTATCAGAAGCAATGACATAATCAACATCCTTTGTTTTCAATAATTTATTCATGTAGTTGTTCATTCTATTCTCAATCCAGCGAATAGAGAACTGACCGCCTAGCGTTATTGCTTCAGCGTTCTCTAACTTATAATAACGGAAGTAGTTGTTACCTATCGCACCATAAGCAGAGTTCAATTGTATCTTCTTTGCCATCTGTATGTTGTTACATCTTGATATCTCCTTCTCTAAGTCTTTAGTAGGTGTCTTCTCATACTTCTTCTTTGCTTTGATCATCTTCTTCTTGAAGACAACACGTTCATTATAAATTTTATCCATCAACTTAGGTAAGAAACCTTGCTTCTCTGTGGTAAACATAGCACCATTAGGACACACAGTTACACCATCTAAACCAGATAGGTCTACCTCTTCATTCAGTAACTTATCAACACTAACATTAGGATACCTCTCATCTAAGAGCGTCTCAGGACTAATATTATACTGCATAATAAGATGAGGATATAGACTGTTGAGGTCAAAACTGACAACCCAATCATATATGCCCGGTTTAGGTTCTTTAACATATGCACCTGCATACTTCTCGCTTATTGATTCGTCTTTCTTCGGAGGTATAACGATCCCCTTGCGTTTGAGGTCATTGTAAATGATCATATCCCACATTCTAACTTGATAAAACACATCTGTAAAGTTTACCTTTGCGTCAAATGCCATAGTCACAGCAAGTTCAATCAACTTCATCTTCTCTTCCAGAGCGTCAACAAGTCTAACGTCTTGGATGTTGTAGTCTACAAACTTATTCCATGCTTTAGTATAAAAATCTTTGAAGGTGTCAAACTCTGAGTGATCTAACTTTTTCTTACCAAGTTCTACCTCACCAATGTAGTCTAGTTTGTATGATTCCTGTGCTTTGTATGTAAACTTACGGTATAAGTCAAGGTAATCTAGTACAGTTACACCACCAATATCATATACGGTATGTGCTCTACCCTGTAGATAAATTTCTTCGTGTGTTACTAGACCCCATGGTGATAGTTTCTTACATGCCTTCTCACCTAGAACTCTAGTGATTCTTTTAGCAAGATATGCGATATCATATAACTGACAGTTCCAACCAGTCACTACCTCTGGTGGATCATGTGACCAGAATTTTATGAAGTGCTGTAGCATATCATACTCATCACTACACTGGATATATTTGATCATAGGATCGTTATGATGATAAGGACCTACACCAAATGTCAGTATCCTCTTGGTAGCATAGTCCTGTAGTGTAATACACAACATCTCCTCATCACATGCTTGTACTGTAGGGAATCCTTTCTCAGACTTTACCTCAATATCAATCGTAACAAGTTTGATCTTATTGATGTCGAATTCTATTTCTCTTTCTGGATACTTATCTGAAATATACTGGTAGATATATCTGTTGTTACCGTAGATATCAAATCCCTCGACCTCACCATGTGTCCTATAGAACTCACGACATTCTCTAACTGTGCCAGGTTTTATACTCTGGACATACTTACCGTCTAGTGTTTTATATTTGGTTCTCTTTTTTGATGGAACGAATAGAGTTGGTGAATACTGTTCTCTAGTTGTGAATGACTTTCCGTTCTCGTATCCTCTGACCAGAAAATCGTTGCCGACCATCTGGACGTTTGTGTAATATCTCATGCAGCAATTGTAGCAGAGATTGTCTCTCCTTTCAACTCCCTTTCTCGTGCTCTGAATAGATGAACAAAATTATTATACATGTATTGAATCTCTTCCTTGTTCATGTATGGTCTGGGCATATCTAAGTATGTTCCTTGGTCGTCACTTCTCATTTCTACAATCAAATCGTCAGGTACAAACCCTGCATCTACACACATATCTCTCATAGGTGTACCATGATAAGGAGTGTATATAAATGCGTTAGTGTCATTACAATTCAGTCTTGCTGCTAACTCAATAGATTGTTGACAGTTTTCCATAGTCTCATATGGATATCCTATTATAAAATTACATGTGGTAGAAAGACCTGCATCATTTGCTATTCTAAATGCTTCTATTGCTCTGTCATTTTCATATACTCTACCAATAACATCTCTACGGAACTTTGGATCTCCATGTTCAACACCCATGTTTAGTTTCAAACAACCCAACTCTTTCAATGTTCTTGCCTGATGCTCTGTTAGTAACTCTGGTCTAGTCTGTGTGAAGAATGGTAGTTGGTATTTACTATACATCTTTGCCCACTCATCAAACTTCTTCTTAGACATGGTAAGAAAAGTATCTGTAACAATCCATAGAACTTCTATATCATGTTTGTCAATAAGATCCTTTATCTCTGCTTCCTGATGCTCAACACTCCTGTGTCTGAAGAATAAACTATCTGTCTCCTCTTTGTATAGGTTTGCATTTGACGGTGAGTTGCAGAACTTACACTTGAAAGGACAACCACGTTGTGTTTCTACTGTAGCAATCTTTATTATCTCACCTTGAAATGGTCTATACAATGATCTCTCATCAAATATCTCATGGTCTGTGACAGGTAATGTGTTGACATTGATAGCAGGTCTCATCGGATTAGGATGAACATTTGCTAGATGATGTCCTGTCTTACCTTCACTAATAAGATCCATCAACTCTGGTAAAAGTTCATCTCCTTCTCCTCTACAGATGTAATCACACTTACCCTCAAATGCTTGAGGAAAATATGTACAAAATACACCACCACATACACTTATAAACTTCCTATCAGATACCTTCTCCATGAATTTCTTCCAGAGATAGAATGTGTCTTCTACTATAGAGGATATGATAACATCAGGTTCAAAATCTAATACCATATTTCTGAACGCTGTGTACATATCTACATCTTCTAGTTCTAGTTTGATATCATCTCTTTTCCATTCATAGTCAGGAAACATACCTCTCTTTTGTCTGTCTCTATCTCTATTACCACCTACCTTTCCTTCTTCTCTCAGTTGTTCATCCACTGGATACCATGTGGCATCAAACAATTTCATGTTATGATAACCTGCTCTCTTCAAACATGCACTAAGTATCGCTATACCACCAGGTGGTGTGACCCTCATGTGCTGATTAGGGTATAACCAAAGTATCTTAAGATTTTTTGACATTCTTAGGAGCAGTTAGACCTTGATACTTATCAAGTTGTGCTTTATCTGGTTCTATTATAGTAAGAAAACTGTCTGAGTGCACCATCATCTCACGTTGCATTGTAAAACTTGGCCACGACTCCATAAACTCACCCTTCAATTCAAAGGGGTCGACAAGTTTACAATCAGGTTCACCCATCTCAGACCCTACTTCTTCTAATCTAGAGATGAGGACTAAGTTATTTTTGAATAATATGATCTTTATCATTGTAAAGATAGACTCTTGTTCTTGTATGATAGCACAGAACTACGTACTTTGTCTATGTATCCACTATTTCTTAGTTCTTTGAACACAAGGTTCTCGAATCCATACTCTCCATACTGATCTAGTGATGATGACCTTGCCATCCTAAGTTTCTTGACTATAGACTTCAATGCTTCTGGTTTATTAGATTTTATCAGTGTGTCTATCTTGTTCTTCAAGTTAGTTGTCTTCTTTTCTAGTTCGTTCTCGTCAAAATCATCTTCAAACTTTGTTGGTTCTTGTATCCAGTACCCTTTCAATACACTATACACACCCTGACACTTCTTACGGGTAACACCTGGTCTCTCAATGTATGGTTCTACAGGCACACCATATACTTTTACATCATGAGTCAGTTCCCATAGTGTCTTCTTATCCATGTAGTAATCATCAAGAAACAATGGGTCACACTGTGGAATATAATTTGTATCTACTACTAAATGCACATCAATATCAGAGTATTTTGTATAATTATACCCTGCATTACCACCTAACATAAGGACATCAACGACTGCTCTGTCATCTAGGTCAACATAATCAGCAAATGCCATAGCAAAGTTCATGAGTGACTTACGAACCTGTGGTCTCAACGTACCATTTACCCAGAACTTATCATTTAGTTCGTCCCTAAAACGCAAAGTCAGACCTGCGGTCTCCCGTAGATCTGACGCTTTGATATGATGTAAAATTTTCTTGTACACTACATACTAACCTGTTGTAGTAGTATTTAGAGCCAATCCTTACGTTGATGTGCTTCTGGAATTAGTTTTTTGATGTCTATAAGTAATAGTCCATCCTCAAATCTGACAGACTTGACTTCTAATTCGTTTGGCAATGACCAAGTGCGTTTGAATGCACGTTGTGCCAACCCTTTATGAACGTAATCTTGCTCTACTCCGTCTGGTTTCTTACCTTCAATGACAAGTTTACCCTCTTCGGTATAAACTTTTATGTTGTCTTTCCTGAATCCTGCTAATGCAACCTCTACCCTATATTCATTGTTAGATACCTTTATAGTATTATAAGGTGGGTAGTTTGTGTTGGCGAAATGTTGATCGAACTCGTTGAACCAATCATCAAACCCAATCATGTTTCTTTGTATCTTATCAAGATACTTCTGTGTCTCTGGCACAGACAATGTTATAGATCCGTTTCCGAACATAGTGACCTCCTTGAGCGTCTAAGTTGTAATGTCCCCGTAGGCGACACTACTAATTATAATACTATAACTCTAAATGGAGGGTGTTGATTACCCTATGATGCGGTTTTAGTTTTACCTATATTGTACTTCGTCTCTAGTATCCACTCCTTCTTTTCTCTAAAAGATATAACTTTTATCTGGTTGAGTGATGATATATCCTGTATAGAGTCTAACTGATTCTCATTTACCACTATCAATCCCCAATCTGCTAGTAGTTTTATGATTCTATTACGTCTTTGTACGTCATTTATAGTCAAGTTAGCATGCTTACCATCAAGGGCAAACAATTCTTTGAAGTGTACAATATAATACTTACCTTGCTTATGTAATATGTGGCATGATTGATATAACTTCTTCTCTTTACGTGATGCTACGCCAATTCTTGTTAGTGTTTCTCTAACTTTCAGGAAATCATCTGGTTCTTTCAAAACGATCTCTACCATATCCTGCGGAGACCATTTAGGGGTTGGTTCTACTGTCATTTCACTCCTCCGGTGTCTAACCGTTGTCTAATAATGTTTATTTGATCATCGTCTAGTAAAGGTAAAACCTGCTTTGCCTTTTCATCACTATACTTATAGTATTTTTTTATGATTTCAAGGTTAGATAGTTCCTCTTTCCTGAGCCATGGAGAGAATCTCTTCTTCTTCCTCAGAGTATATAGTAAAAAATCGTACTGTAGTTTATTATCTAGTTGGTTGTATATATTCATCTCATTCGCATACATGAGAGTGTCAATCTGACCTGACATACATCGATTCACGATATATGAGGGGTATTTTGCTTCAATTAGTGGTTCATCATCAATTAGATTGGTCTTAGTCTCATTGATGGACTTCAACCAGTCCTTCAGTTCCATTTTTTTCGCCTAATAATGATTTGATCATTAGCATAATCGGGAATAAACTCCAGTGGTTCATTATTTTTCCAGCACATCTCGCTGTACAACGAGTTCAGCGTTCCCATGTCATCCCACAGGTCAGAAACGTCGTCCATGTAGCAGTACTCCCTAAAAACTTAGTATAACATATATCTATCGATTGAAAATCCTTTGTTTGAGTTCCAACGTCCACTTATCATAATATTTTGTCTTCATAAGATCTGCTCTTGCTTCTTCTAACTCCTTTCTTTCCTGTACTAAGAGCAATACTTTACCACTATTCATGATTTGACCGTCAATATTCTCTTCTAGGTCAGGATGATCCTCTAAGAATATAAAATCAGGGTACATGATACCCAATTTCATTGCTAACCACTGTAAATATGCTGCACCATAGTCCTGTAGTACAAATATAACCACCTCTTTCTCCCATGGTTTCATC